ATACCTACTTTATCTTTACCTACATCTAGTGAAAATCCAGCGTCTTTAACTTTATTTGCCATGCCTTTTACTTTAGTATAGCCAGGTATTTTAGATGCTGCTTTATCTGCTTTGCCTAAAACAATTTTCTTTAGTGCGTCAGCAGGATTAGATGTTTTATCATTGGTTGTATTGTTAGACATTATCTACCTCTGCTTCCACCAATCTTTTCTGACTGCATTTTTTGACGAAGTTTATTTTTAGTTTTACCTTCTGCCCCTCTGTCAAATTGCCCTTCACGTTCTTGTTTCTTTACATCTTTTAATAAAGAATTAAATTTTAAACCATCGGCTTTCATTCTTTTCTTTAACTTGTTTATTTGAATTTGATATTTATTTCTACTATCGCCTTCAACTGCTGTGCCAACAAGTTTTTCTTTATTAGATAATAAAGCTTTTAATTGATCGCCATATTTGTCCATAGCATTAGGCGGATCTTTTTTCTTCTTAGCAGCTTTATTTAAATCAGATGTTTTCTTTGCTGATTCAGTTACAGTTGTTTCTCTAAGATTAGCTCCTTCAACTTTGTTACCTAAGTTTATGTTATTTCTATTTTTTGGTTGAATAGATTCATTTTTCTTTTTATTTTCTTTTCGTTCTTTGTGATACTCTTCCATAGCTTCACTTACGCCTGGTCTAGCCATTATTTACCTCCTACGATTTTTAGTTTTGGTGCAGCAATTTTCTTCAGACGTTCAACATCGCGTTCGATATCCTCCTCGGAGTTGCCAGTAGAGAATGCATTTTGTACATTCATCTCAGTTACATTCTTATCAGTCCACATAGCTTGATGTTTACCCAATAATTCAAGGGAGCGGATAGCCGCGTTATAATCGCCCTCCTGCTCGGTCTTCTCAGCGATACGTACTAGGCGGCGCAATATATCATCCGCTTCAATTTTAGTACGCTTTGTCTGTTCGGCTTTAAGTTCTGATATTCTTTTTGCCACTAGTGGATTACGAATCATAGTCCATGCGTTCTTCTTTGCATGTTGTTCGCCGTATCCAGCGCGAATTGCTGCAGGAACAGCCGCCAAGTCTTTGATAAACTCTTGACAGAACTGCTCTTGTTGTGGAGTTAGTGTATCGCCTTTAGCCATATTAATATTATAGCGTAGTTGGTATTGTAATTCAAGACTAGGTGCGATATAATATTCGAGTATGGTCGAAAGATCATACGTCTCCTGTATAGTGGGAGAGGATTCCAGCGCTACATATCACACACACACTTCACACAAATAGCGCTCCTCTCCCCTAACTAAAAAAAAACGTCAAAATTTGAAAAAATTTTTTGAGGTGCATATGTGTATGTGTATGTGCGTGTATTTTTGCCCTCCCCCTCCCTCGCTTATCGACCACCCCCCGACCACATAGGGTGCGACAATCTGTCCTGCGACAACTTGTCCATGCGTTTTCGACATATCAGCTATGCAATTATAATATAAAACTTGCCTTATTTATGCCATAATTTAGTGTACAATGGATTTTGTAGCAAGGTTAGACAACCTAGTTGATCCTACTGTCAAACGCATTGGATCTAGGACTTATCCACACCCTGTGGATAACTTTCTATTGACTTGGTTTTTAATTCTGTTATGATGTAAGCATAATAAAAAAGTGAGGTTTTTTATGACTAAATATTCTAATGGGAATAGTGTGTATTCTCAGAAAATGACACCCGTTGGCAAAAGTTTGGTTTACAATAGTATGCTAAATGAATACCAAGACTGTAGCGATCCAAATAAATTAGTAACTAGGTATCCTACTCATAAAGTTGATAGTAGTGAATTTAGAATTGCGAACTTTAATCAACATAAAGTTGATGAGGTTTTAAAACAAGCAAGAGCCAAAAAAGGTAGAAAACCAGCTTGGTTGAAAATGTTCAAATAAAAGTGAGGTATAAATGAACAGATATAATAGACGATACAAAAAAGCATTTAATCCATGTATTAATGCTGAAGAAGTTTTAGAAAAACTTGATATTGCTGAAACTGAAACTATTTCAAATGATTGGGATGATTTAACCCATGATGAGCAATACCAAATAAACAAAGATTTGGGTATTGAGTTTGCCCAAGTTGATAGAGGTATCAAACAATGGCTATAAGTTTTACAGATTGGATTTTGCAATTTCAACAAGATCATCAAGAATTATTAAGTGATAACGATTATGATGAGGTTATGATTGAAAAAGCTGAGCAAGAAAAATAATACTTGACAAAGCTAATTATATATTTATGATTGGCTTTTTCAAATATTAGATGAGCTAGTATTTGTTTATATTAATGAGGTGTGATATGACTTTATTATATTTATTGCGTTCTAATTATGGACTATCTAGTGAACAAATTAGATTGTTTATTGATGAACAAAGATTACCAAGTGATTGTGGTTTAGATGATTATGAGAATATTCATCAGCATTTGAAAGATGCTAATATGTCTAGACATAATCATTTTGTCAGTACCTTTTTATCTACCAATGAAATTTACAGTTGTGATGATTGTAGAGTTTTATGTTGGTCAGATGAGATGTGTACTGTCAATCATGGAGATTATCATGTTTGCGAGGGTTGTTGTGATAGTGATTACTATTGGTCTGAAAGCCATGATACTTACAGACACAATGACGACTATGACGAAGATCAAGACTATGATGAGGGTAGTGGTACTTACTCATACGATACAGATGTCTTGGAATATTGTAACTTCAACAAAATGCCTAACGAAAATGCCACAGATTATTATGGTATTGAGTTAGAGGTTGAACGCAGACGAGATTGCCCATATGATATTGCAGAACAAATCAATGATATGTTCAATGGTTTTGCTATCTGTAAATCTGATGGATCGCTTGACAATGGCTTTGAGATTGTAACAGGTCCGAGTACTTACAAGTACCACAAGATGAAATGGGAAGAGTTTTTCAATTCAAAAACTTGTCAAGAAAATCTAAAGGGTTGGTCTACTGATACAGCAGGACTTCATATTCATATTGGTAGGAAGTCATTAACACCTCTTAGTATTGGTAAGATACTTGTGTTTATCAATGATGATATGAACAAGGACTTTATCAATCATATTGCAGGTCGTTCTTCTGAGCAATGGGCTAAGAAGTCACCCAAAAAAGTATCTGATGTGTTGCGACCAACTGGAGAAAAATATGAAGCTGTGAATACAAATCATCATGCGACTATTGAACTTCGTATATTCAGATCTAATATTGCAAGGCATGGTTTTTATCGTGTCTTAGAATTTACTGACGCAATGGTTAACTTTGTCAAGCAATCTAATTGTACGACAACAAGTTTACATTACTCAGCATTTAATCGCTTTGTGTCGCAACCACAACAGCGATCTCAATATCCTAATTTATTAGCTTGGCTCATACGCAAAAGCTATGTCAAGGATATGAAACAATCTCGTAGCGTTGTTGCTACTGATGATGAAATAATTACTAACCAAAGGGGGTAATATATGTGTTTGATTATTCAAACAGACAAGCCAAACCAATTATCAACTCGATTGCTTGAAACAGCATACGAGAATAATTCTGATGGCTTTGGTGTTATGTTTGTCAATAAGGGCAAACTTCACACTCACAAGATAGTTCCAAAGACTTTCAATGATATTGAAAAGCTATGGGATCAATACAAATCTATGGATATTCCTATGGGTATTCACTTTAGATTTGCAACTAACGGAGATACTAACAAAGCTATGTCGCATCCGTTCCAAGTGCTATCCAAAGCAAAGGGTGACGACAGAGATATGTGGGTAATGCACAACGGACCACAGTTGCCAACACCTATGATTGACAACAACAAATCTGACACACATCAGTTTGTCAAGTGGGTATTACGACCACAACTTTCAGCTAATCCTAAATTATTGCACAATGCAGAGTGGCAAGAAATGATTGAGGATTTGATTGGTACTGACAAACTATTGTTCCTTGACGGCAAGACAAAAGAGTTTGTTATATTCAATCGGGATCAAGGTACAGATATGGACAATGTAGGTTGGTTATCCAACACCTATTCCATACAACCCACATCATACGGAAAGCGTGATAAGTACTATGATGAGAAAACTGATACCATCAAAGATGTATCGGATAGCAAGTGGTGTTACGAAGATGATGATTGGGGTTATGGTGGCTACAATACTGGTCGCTATGGCTATTATCGTAAGGGTGTTGAGATAAAGCCAACACCTTTAGCTAGTGGTGTAGGTATACAAAATGTACCTATACCAAAGCAAGACGCAGACGAAACCATGTGGAACGGTAAAGCAATGAATATGCAAGACTTATACCAGATGGACAAAGAAGAAATCATAGATCTTTGCGAAGAGAATCCTGTTGGTATGGGTTGTCTAATCAGTGAAGAGATAGTGGGGAACAGAGCATGAGCAACGATTACTTTAAACCTAATGTATGTTATTGGTGGGATGAGCCAATCACTTTTGGAATATCTTTATCTAATCGTACTAAGGACTTTGGCAAGACTAAAGTTCTAGGTTGGAGAAAGAATACCAAAGGCAAAGATGAGTATGTATGGGCAAATCCTATTAAGGCAGGACTACCTAAACATCTACATCTAAAAGATATTAGATATGGGTATGTGCCTAGCGGCGAATCCTCTACCACAATTCGTTGGCTTGATGACGATTCGTATTGTAATTTACATGGCACAAAGTATATTGTATTCAATGGTAGACGCATACGCAAAGCAGAATATGATGAGTTGTATGATCCACATACTAAAGAATATCCTAAGACTATTATAGATCTAAAGTACGATAGTAATCTACATACATCTTTACCTAGTCTAGTTGCTAGATTAAAACGAAATGGAGATTGGGATAGCATTGGTAACAAGAGAATAACCTCACAATATATCAAGAAGTTTCACATATACGATTGGATTGGTAGCTTTGCAGGAGGTCAACCATGTATCTCACTGAGAAAACTAAAGCAGTGGGGTAGCACATTGAAGATACCAAAGAAAGCTATTGCAATGTCTATGCATAACTCAGCTTATGATTATAATAATCTAGAGCATGGCTTTGATCACTTTGCTTGTCTATTTAGAGAGGGGCAATCAGCAGGTTTAAGACCTATGAACATGGTACTATAACACCGACATGACACCGACAGAACACGAGGGTACTATGTATATCGACAAGGGGGCAACGCAGTGTATTATTATAAGAAAAATAATAATAAATTTTAAATCGTTAATAGGGATTGCACATGCCCCCCAACCTCAATATGTTGACCTATCGAGTTCTTTCGGTGTTCTATCGGTGTTATTTCTATTGACAAATTACAGGAGTATGATATGATTATAATTACATTATTAACTTTTATGTGTGGTATAGCATGTGGCTTTATTGCATTTGGAACTTACACCTTTGTGAAGGAGGGCAGATGAAATGGAAATTGACAATTCAATTCTTTATCTTATACTTAGTCTTATTGGTATATTCTTCATCATCTATTTAAAATGATTATAGGAAAGTACATACCTGAAAATGCTAGGCAGATACGATACATACACCCACAGTATGAGCGTGATGAAGACGACAACGAATATATTTGGAACGAAGAGGAGATGACAGATGTATGTGATCTCATCTACACTGTTAACAAACATAAGACACCTATATACTTTCGTCGCAGACATTCCAACTACGCAAGAGAAGATACTCGTAGATGGAATAAGTTTATCAACAATCACAATGCACGAGAAAAACATAATCAGTCCATTGATTATCTGTATGTGCGTGTCAAGAAAGTTGGCAGGCGAGTTCTCATTGTGTATGACAAGGACTATTGGGATAAGATTATCAAGTCTGGCAAGAAGATTAAGTCTGACTTGAACATTACTTACAACCCACTAACTACCTCACACATGTTACACAGACGCAACGCAGCAGAGCATGACAGATTGCGAGCAGACATGGATCGTATGATTAATGAAGCTGTTGACCGTGTTATTGAGGGTTCGGAGGAGTGGCACGAATATGAGGAGGACTATGAAGAAAGATGAACTACAAATCGCCATGATTGATTGGCTCGACGCAATGTCGGATGATAATACATGGCAAGACTTGAAAGAACTACAAGAACAAAAGCTAAGACCCGTCACGAGTGTCGGATATATTATCAAAGAAGATAATGATTCCGTCATTCTTGTGTCATCTTTTGACGAGGAAAGTCAATGTGGCGGTGGGGGTGTGGTTATTCCCACCAACTGTATAACAAAGAAAACAATATTGAAAGGACAATTTAATGTCGAATGATTATAATTGGAGGACTAATCTATTCGTCTATGGTACACTAAAGAAAGGGGGCAGACTTCATAGTGTGTTAGGCAATTCATCTGAATACATTGGCACATATGTGACAGCTGATCCAAGGTATGACTTGTTTAGTTATGCTAGGAGTTTTCCTATTCTTGTAGCAAGAGAGAAAGGATTTAGAATAAGGGGTGAGGTGTGGTCAGTCACACCAGAAACTATGGATAGAGTAAATGCTATCGAGAGTGGATCATCATACTACCCTTTCCAAATAGATGTGATGAATGAAACAACAAAAGAATATGAAGTTGGATCTGTGTTAGCCTTTATGTTTCCAGGACATAACCAAAGACTTATGCCAGTGAAAGAAATTGATGCAGTAGACAACATCAAGGAGTGGTCATTATGATTATAGAATTTATGTCCTACCTTATGTTTATTGGGGGCTTGACAGCCTTCCCATTAATCGCT